TCTTGCTTTCATTAATAGCATTTATCAATCACCAAAAACTCAAAATAATCCATCAGTATTTAATTATGAAATTTTGGAAGATTCTATTGCAGGAATATCTACTATAGAATTTTCTGGAATTACTAATCCAGATGATCCACTTCAATACATAACTTCAGACTATGATGTTAATGTGAATGAAACTCCAAGAGGAGGTATCATAGTTTCTTATGGATCCACTCCAGGACTTGGTTTTGCTCCACTTGTAGGTGCTTCTGTAACTGCTGTTGTGGATGTTGGTGGTGCTATCGTATCTGTTGGATTAGGAACAACTGATAATCTTGGGTCTGGATATAATGGACTAGTTTCTATTGGAGTAAGTGTTTTTGAAGAGGGACATTCTGGAATTCCAGCAGAAATAACAGCAACAGTTGGTGCTGGTGGCACATTATCATTTAACATTGATGAACCAGGAACTGGATATACTAATCCACAAATATTTGTATCTGATCCATCTTATAAAAATCTTCCTGTTATTGGAGTATCTAGATTGGGAGTTGGAGCAACAACTGAAACTGGAATTGGATTATTGGTAGATCTTAAGGTTGGAGGTTCTACTGGAATAGGGTCTACTTATTTTGAAGTAACAGAAGTCAAATTCTCAAGACCTGGATATGCATTTAGAAAGGGTGATGTGTTTAAACCTGTCGGATTAGTTACAGACGCTTCACTTTCTTCTCCATTATCAGACTTTACAATCACTGTAGTTGATACATATACCGATAGCTTTGCTGCTTGGGAGTTTGGAGAACTTGATTATATTGATTCTATTAAAGAATATCAAAATGGAACAAGAACTAGATTCCCATTATTCTACAATTCAGAACTTCTTAGTATAGAACCCGAAGAAAATTCTGCAATTGAGAAAAATATTAATAATGTATTAATAATTTTCATTAACGGCATTATTCAAGAACCGGTAACTAACTACATATTTGAAGGTGGGACCTCATTTGCATTTACAAAGGCTCCATTGCCAGAAGACGATATTGAAATTTATTTTTACAGAGGTACTAAAGGAGTTGATTCTGAAAGTGAAGATGTAAAAACAACTATAGAAAGAGGTGATATTGTCCAAGTTATTAGCAATAACATATATCCCGACACAATAACACAGGATGAAAGAACAGTTTACGATATATCATCTTCTGATACTATTGAAACTAATCGATATTTTGGACTTGGAATTGATGAAACAATTTACAAACCTGTTTCTTGGACAAAGCAAAAAACTGAAAGAAAAATTAATGGTGAATATGTCTATAAGTCAAGAGATTCTTTAGAAGCAGTAATACATCCTGTTGCAAGAATTATTAAAGACGTATCTACATCTGATACTGAAGTGTTTATTGAAAACTCTGAACTGTTTAGTTATGAAACAGATAATGGATATACTGATAACTCCACACCATGCGATGGATTAATTATTGAAAATACAAATCCAATTACTGCTACATTTACTGCCACAATTGGTGGTGGTGCGGTTAGTGGTATAACCACGACTAATCCAGGTTTTGGATATCTCCCAGATCAAACCACTATAGAGTTGAAATTTACTTCTCCGGTAGGTGTAGGAACAACTGCTACAGCAACAGCATCAGTTACTGCTGGGGTTGTTACTTCAGTCACTATTACAAATCCTGGATCTGGATATACGGTTGCCCCTACTATATTTGCAGAAACACCAAATCTCAATATTGAAAAAATTACAGGATTTACTAATATTGAAGGATTCTCAGGTATTGTAACTGGAATTACAACAACTACAGGAACAGGAGGAAATCCATTAGCACTTCAATTCACGATTGCCAGCAATAACTTTACTGGATTATCAACTGGATATCCTATTTACATCTATGATACTCAAATTGGTAGTGGAGTTACATCAATCAATAGTTCAGATTCTGAAATTGTTGGTATCGGAACCACATGTTTAGACAATATATATTATATCTCAGATTGGTCTTATAGTTCTACAATAGGAATCTTAACTTGTAATGTAAAATCGGATTCTAATATAATCGGAATTGGGACAACTGGAAATGCATCAAATCCAGTCGGAAAATATTCATGGGGAAGATTATCTGGAGGAACAAGATCCTCAAGTCCAATATCTATCGGAGTTACTGGAAATATTGTTTCTGGTCTTTCAACATACCCAACGATTCAAAGAAGAGGAATTGGAATTAGAAAAACTGGAGCACTTCCCAAAATTGAAATATAAAATTATCGTATAAATATCTAAAAAACTATCAATATGGCTGCATTCGTAACAGATCAATTTAGAATATTGAATGCTGGTTCCTTTGTAGAGTCTATCAGTAATAATTCTTATTATGCATTTTTAGGACTATCAAATCCAACTGCGACTGGATTTGGCAGAACTGATAATTGGAATACTAGTTCAGCAAATAATCCAGTAGATAATTTTCAATATTTATCTCATTATAGGGATACAAGTCTTTTTGGCAAAAAAATACCTGCAGATAATGCTAGAAGAGTTGTAAGAAAGGTTGAATGGATTTCAGGAAATTCTTATGATATGTATAGGCATGATTATAGACAAGGAAATTCATCTCCAGTCAGTAAAACGGTTAGATTGTATGATGCAAATTATTATGTAATAACAAGTGAATTTAAAGTTTATATTTGCATTGATAATGGTTCTTCTGGATTAAATCCAACTGTAGCAGCATCTTCACTTGAACCAAACCACACTGATGTAGAACCAGTTAAATATTCTGATGGATATAGATGGAAATATTTGTTTAGAATTTCTCCATCAGATGTTATTAAATTTGATTCTACAGAGTATATTGTAATCCCAAATAATTGGACAACAACTACAGATTCCGAAATTGAAATAATAAGAGATGGTGGGAATTCTGAAAGTAATGATAATCAAATAAAGAAAGTATATATTGAAAATGGAGGATCTGGATATAGTAACCAAACTGCGAATATTTTAGGTGATGGTGAGGGTGGACTAGTTTCTATAGGAACGACAAATGGTGTTATAACTGATGTTGTTGTAACTCAAGGTGGAACAGGATATACTTATGGTATTATTGATCTACCCAATACATCAAATCCGGCAAAATTAATTCCAATTATTCCTCCATCAAAGGGACATGGGTATGATATCTATCAAGAATTAGGTGCAGATAAAGTGCTCATTTATGCAAGATTTGATGACTCTACTAAAGATTTTCCAATAGATACAAAATTTTCACAAGTTGGAATTATAAAAAATCCAGAAACATTTTCGGAAACAAATGTATCAACAGGAACAACTTTTACGGGAAGTACTTTTTCATCATTATATTCTGTTGCATTGACAGAATCTAGAAATGTAGTAATTGGAGAAGAAATACAACAAAATCAAGGTAATGATATTATAGCTAAAGGATACGTTGCTTCTTTGATAAAGAAACTAAAATTCTTAAGTATTATCAAGATAGGTCATTGTGCTTTGGTAATAAAAATGACCAAACAGAAAGTCTTGAGACTAAAAATATTGCAAAATTTGTCAATAACAAAGAAATATCTTTTATATCTTCTGGAGGATCTAATGGAGTAGTTGATACTAATGTAAATGGTAATGTGATGACACTTAATTTAAAACAGATTAATTTGGGAGTTACATTTACAAATGGACTTGCAAATCCAGAGATAAATAAAAAGACAGGGGATATAATTTATATTGATAATAGACCCGTTGTTCAGAGAGACTCTAGACAAAAAGAAGACGTTAAAATCATTCTGGAATTCTAAAAAAGATGGCACAAAAAACCGACTTAAATATCAGTCCTTATTATGACGATTTTGATAAGGATAAAAACTTTTATAAGGTTTTATTTAAACCAGGATATCCAGTTCAAGCTAGAGAACTGACAACCTTACAGTCTATTTTACAAAATCAAGTAGAGACTTTTGGAAGCAATATATTCAAAGAAGGTTCTATGGTCCTTCCAGGATCTATAACTTTTGATAATGATTATTCTGCAGTCAAATTAAATTCATCAAATCTTGGAGTAGATATTTCAATCTACATTAAGAATTTTATTGGAACAACTATAACAGGAAGATCATCTGGAGTTAGTGCTACAATCAAAAATGTTGCATTAACAACTGACAGTGATTTAGTAGAATACGTTACAATTTATGTAAAATATTCAGCAGCAGGAAATAATTCCGAAACAATATCTTTTCAAGATGGGGAACAGTTAATTGCAAGTCAAAATGTAGTATATGGAAATACTACCATTACTGCAGGAACTCCATTTGCTTCTTTGATAGAATTGAATGCAACATCTACAGGATCTGCAGCTTCTATTGATGATGGAGTTTATTTTGTAAGGGGAAACTTTGTAAATGTTTCTAAGCAGACTCTTATATTAGATTATTATACAAATACCCCATCATATAGAGTTGGTTTAAAAATATCAGAAACTATTGTTAATGCAAAAGATGATGAATCATTATATGATAATGCAAAAGGATTTACCAATTTTGCTGCACCAGGAGCTGATAGATTTAAAATAGATTTAACTCTAATAAAAAAATCAATATCTGATTTTAATGATACCGATTTTATAGAAATTCTTAGAGTTGATGATGGAAAAATTAAAAAAATCGTCAACAAATCAATTTATAACTTAATTAGAGATTATATTGCAGAAAGAACTTTTGATGAGTCTGGACATTATACTGTCGATGAATTTAGATTAAATATTGCCAATTCTCTGAATGATAGAATAGATAATGATGGCATATTTTTAGAGAATGAGACTACAGAACAGGGAAATATACCATCAGATGATTTAATGTGTGTTCAGGTATCTCCTGGAAAAGCATATGTTGCTGGATATGATGTCAAATTAGATGCAACAGCAACAATTGACGTAGAAAATCCAAGAGACACTCAAAATGTTTCAAACATTAATGTTCCTTTTGAGATGGGACATCTTTTGAGGGTGAATAATGTTGCAGGAGCACCAGAAGAAAATGAAACTATTGAGTTAAAAAGTCAATTTAAAGGTGATACTCCACAAACTATAGGACAAGCAAGAGTATATACTTTCAATTTAACAGATGCTGCATATTCTGATGCAACAACTCAATGGGACTTATATCTATACGATATTCAGACATACACCAACTTAACATTTAACAGAAGTGTAACCGGCACAGAAATTCGTAAAACTTCTTTTATAAGAGGAAAAAGTAGTGGTGCAAGTGGATATGCAGTTGCTGCAGGCAGTGGCACGTCTTTAAATATCTATCAAACATCAGGAACTTTTGTTGCTGATGAGCAGGTGACAATTAATGGTGTTGATACTGCATTGAGTATTAAAGAGTTTACTGTTTATGGAATTAGAGATATTAAATCCGTTTCTCAAACTGGACTAGTTTCAACTCCATTTACTGCAGATACTGTTCTGAGTAGAAAGAAAATTCAAGGAATTAGTCAAGTTAGTATTGCAGGAACTACTTTAACAAGTCCAGGAAAACTTTTTACTGGCATTAAGGTTGGGGATGTTGTTAAATATCAGGATGGAACAAATTTAAGATATAATAGAGTTGATAGTATATCAGGAAATTTAGTATCAATAGCAGTAACTTCAATTAACACTGTGTCTGGAGTTTTTGAAGGTGGTATTGGATCAAATGGAACTTACAATATTGAACTTGCAGTTCCAGAACTAAGAAATAGTGAGAATGCATTTTTATATGCAAATCTTCCAGATTTCAACATTTCTTCAGTCAATCTTTCAGATTCTCAACTTTCTGTAACTAGACAAATCAGACCTTTAACTATTTCTGGAAATTCAGTAACATTTAACTTATCCAGTGTAACTGGAATTACTAGTGCATCATTTGAAGCATTTGATCAAGAAAGATATTCTGTACACTATAATAGTGGTGGAATTGGAACAATTACATCCGATTCCTTCTTTTTAAGTGGAAATGATGTAACTATTACAGGATTGGATAATGGTAGCAATGTTGTTGTAAATGCAACTCTCAAAA